AAAACCTGCGCTGACTGCGCGCACTGCCGGCGGTGCACGATGATGTTCGGGCATATCCCCGAGGATGAAGTGTGCGACTGGGCGCCGTCGCGCTTTACGCCGAAAAAGGAGATCGCGCAATGAGTGCCAATAAAGAGGAGTGCCAATGCCCAAACTGCGGTCATGGCTGCATGCGCGAATCGGCAGACGTAGGGGTTGGGGTCATCTACGGACCGTGGGGATGTTCGTGCGGATGGTCAGAGGATGATCGCTACAACCTGCTTGCCGGCCCGAAGCTTACCGAGCGCGGCGGGATGATCGATCAGTACGGCGGGATAACGCCACGGGAAGCTTTGGAGGATATGCAATGATCGAGGTTCATCGTTATAAAGTCGTGAAGATGCTGTCGGAAGACGGCAACAAGATCGGGTACGAGCCGCATGGCCCCGAGATCGTTCTTGCCTCCAGCTATGACACGCTGTTGGCTGAGCGCGATGCGCTGCGCAAGGATCTCGAATCCCACAAGCGCATGCTTCTGAGCGCCGCCGTGAGCATCGGGACAATTGGCGAGGCCCTGGGCGCTGAAATGGATGACGACCCAAGCGAGCTGGAAGGCTTGGCAACTGAGCTGCGCAAGGATGCCGAGTTTCACCAGCAAGTTCAGCGTGGCGCCGGCGAATTACCCCACGGCTGGGAAATCTTGATCCGCATCGAGAAGGATGCTGGCAATGCCGAACTGATCGATCCAGAAGGCAACGAGGTCGATTACCCGAGCAACCATGAGTGCTTGGCCGACTCAGTTTCTGATGCTATCGACGAAGCGCTTTCGGCCGAAAAAAACGGGTGACTAGAAAGGGACTATCAGTCACGCCAAAATGCGGTTTCAGCAGCTTTTCAGCTACCACACCGCTACAGGCCGCGGAATACAACGTCCGACCGGGGGTTTAAATCCCCCGGACGAACAACCAGACAGAGAAAGGAGAGGGTAATGTGCATGACAGATCGCGAATTGCTGGAGCTGGCGGCAAAGGGCGCGGGCTACCGAGTTGAGTACGGCCGCGAAGATGGAGAGGTCCACGTAAAAACGTGGGACCACGGCAACTACAGTCGCTGGAACCCGATCGAAGACGATGGCGATGCATTCCGACTGATGATTAAAATTCGAATCACCGTTGATTTCCGGCCAGATACCGATTCCGTCATTTGCTGGCTTCCAGAGCAGGGCGGTGCAACGGTAGGCGCCTTGGGTGATATTGAATTGCGCCGTGCCATCGTCCGCGCTGCCGCAGAGATTGGCAAAGCCATGCAAGCGGGGAATTGAGCGATGGCGACAATTGCCGAAATCCGCGCCATGCTCGAGCGCGGCGAAACCGTGAGCCTTCAGCGCCGCTATGTCGCTCAGGTTCTGGAAGGGCTTGCAGCAGATCTGCGAGGCACCGAAGTCTACAAAGTTATCCCGCGACCGGGACGAATGACCGATATCGTTATGGAGGGGAAAGGTCGATGAATAATAATTCAGCGCCACAAAACCAAGAATAGCAAAACGTAGCGCGGATCGATTATAGCAAGGCGCCTGACAGGGTGACCCATTACCAGCCAAAGCGGCAAGACCCTGGGGCTCCTGATATGTGGTGCGCGGTCTTCTGGCGCCTAGAAGGTGGAATTGGCGTAGAGGCTTGGCAAGTAAGCGACGATGACGGATCGCTGCTGCACTTCCCTCAGCCAACCTGGATGTCAGAAAACCATGAGCTGCTGATCGCTCGCAAGCCGTAACCCCGACCGATCAGGCGGCCGCGGCCAAGATACGCGAAACCAATAACTGATGAGGTGGCGGGAATGGATACGATGAGCAAGATTCAAAAAGAAATCAAATCGGTATTTAGTGGTGCTGCTACTTTGGTAGTGGATGGCATCGGCCGTACTTGGTGTGCGGCCGGGGTGATTCTTCCTGTATGTCGAGAGGAAATGGCGCAGTTCTTGAGGTGGTTTGTTTCCCTGCCTGAAAACGAATACGTCCGCGATGAGGGTCGTACAGATGAATGGATCGAACAGGAGCTTCAATGGCGCCGGGAGCACGGAAAGTTTTCAGATATGTACACCGAGTGGCGATTCGAAGCATGGCAGGCTCGATCGGAATTTGGCGCGTCGCTATCGGTTCCAGCTGAGGTGGCTGAACTGCTTATCGACATTAAGAATAGTCACGGCGCCATGCTGATGAGCTGCCCACCTCAGGACCCTTGGCTGAACAATCGTATCGATGAGCGTATCAGGGCCTGCCTCGACAAGATCAAGAATCCGAACCAATAACTCGACCTGCAGGAGCCTTCGGGCTCCATATCTCCGACATTCTGCCGACTGCTAGGCCAAACCCCCGCCCGCCGCAATGTAGTGAGCGATCAGGTCGTCAAGCTTGTGCTCGCGCTGGCCGTACCCTGCGCCTGGGAGGCTAGCCCAAATGTTCCGGCACTTGCTGACGGCCACCTCGAAGCGCCCAGCATGCACGTCGGTAATACCCCGGCATTCCTTAATGTGCTGCAAGGCCAGTCGGTCCTGACTGATCGGGCCGAAGTCCGTCAGCTTGAGCAGGGCCTTGTAATGCGGCCAGTCCTTTTTCATCTGCTGATAGCGACCGGCAGCCGTCGATTTAAGCCCCTTGCGGTTGACGGTGACCAGGATCTGCGGGTGATCGGTGTAGCTGGTGAAGATGTTCGGGCTGTCGATACCACCGACGATCACGTCATATCCATCGTTTCGAGTGTACTTACTGGTTGATGTACCCTCGGCGATTGCGATCATGTCGAGGAAAGCGAGTGCGTTTCGGCTGCCGGCCTGTGCTTCGGTGATTATTGGCATGGTTTCTCCAGGCGAAAAAAAGCCCGCGCGATGGCGGGCTGATTGTCATTGCAAAAATTACAAGCCGAAGCGGGCATTCAGCTGCGCAGCGATGGCGTTTATATCCTCATCGGCCAAGGCGCGGCTGTAGCAGCGGGCGTACGCGATACCACCGCTCAGGCCGACCCCGCTAAAGGCTGACTCCTGGCCACCCAAGGTGTTCCGATTGTTCTGGGCGGTACCGGTAGCGCCTTTGACAATAGCGCCAGCCCCCGCCTTGATCTTGGAGTTGGCGCCGTTAAACACCACGGCCAGCACCAACCAGCCAGGGTTGGTTACGCCGCTCTCCAGCCTGGACTCGCCGGCATTACTGCCGTAGTAGCCAGCCGTTCCCGGGCCAATAATCTGGTTGCCAGCCGTGAGAATCCTCGACTGGGTGGACGCGAACGTATCGGATTTGCAGACGAAGACCAGGCTCAACGGCTGGCTTTCGAGGGTTGCCCCCACGTTGTTGGCGATCTGCTGTGTACCGTCGAACAATGCGGCCGGCTTACCACCCGGGCCGCCGGCGAGCGAGAAGGTCGGAAAGTTCCATCCGGTATATTTAGAATCGAAGGTGCGGTCGACGACGGGAGCGGGGCCTGATGCGACCCAGTTGCTGATCGCGGCACCATTGGCCAGCACCAGATCCTGCGCATCCAGCGTCCAAAGAACGCCGTATTCAAGATTGGGAATTACAGGTGCGCCAGGAAGAGGTGCGGATAGGACGCCGGGGGCGCGGAAAACCAAAGTCATTTTTTAAACCTCTCAGGAAAGTCGAAGAAGACGATAGAAGAACTCGGTAATTAACCGGCCGCCCTTCGTAATGATCGGGTGAAGATTGTCGGTGTCGATCAGCGGGAATGCGCCAGTACTGGCATAGCCGGGGACGTCACGCCCGAACGTGTACTGCAGATCGGAGCAAGGGATACCTTGTGTATAGGCCCAGTTGCGCAACAGCGTGCCGTAGGCCGATATCGGGTAAGTGCTGACTCGCGGCGTCTCCGCCTGCATACAGAGATGGATATCGGCGCCAGGGGCGACTGCCCTGATCATCCCGACCAGTCCTTGGATGTTTGCAAGGTATTGGTCTGGCGTAACGCTGGTGCCTTGGTCGTTTGCGCCAAGCATGATCAAGTAGGCATCCATCGGGATAAGGGCGGCAGCAGCCTTCCATTGAGTCTGCCAAGTCGGATCGGTGCTGAACCAGTTGCCCGAGGTTGAGCCGCTCGCCGCCATCTTCGAGAAGCGGATGCCCGACAGGCTGTTCGACAGGTAAATGCCGAACAGGGTCGGGGTGCCGGAAACCACCTCCATGCGAAACTTCCATCCGGTGCCTGCCGGCAGGACCGGGAAGGCAATCTGCTGAGGCCCTGTCCCGGTCAAGGTCAAGGTGCTCCAAGCGTCCGCATCAGCCCAGCGGTATTGCATCGTGTGTGTAGCGCCGTTACCCAGGTACAGCAGCTTGCCTGCTGTGATGCCCGTGGTGATGCCGGAAGACTCTACCGCGTTGACACTTACGTAGTCGCCAATTGCTGTAGAGGTAATCGTTCGGTTGTCGGGGCTAGCAACGCCCAGATTAGAGACAGACCAGGCGCCACCGAAGTAAGTCGTGCTTGACCTGCTGTACTGAAAGTTCGTATCGCCCAAGGCCGCGCCGTGATTGAAGCCGATATAGCCAGGCCCGGCAAATCCATAGTCCTGCGCCATCGCAAGAGTGAGCTTATTCAGCCAATACAGGTGGCCGGCGGTGTACGAGTCACCAATAAAACCAACATTCAATTGGGCCCCGGCATCGGCGGCCTTGATCTGCCGCAGACGCATACGCACGGCTCGCAAGGCTTCGGCGTTGTTGAACTCGGTCTTGGGTGCAGTCCAGGAGGCCAGCCGGCTGCTGAGTAAGCTGAGTGCCCAATCAGTAGGACCGCCGTCGGTGTCTCGCGCTTGAAGCCACGTGGGGTTACCCACAATGTCTGAAATGGCCACCAAGGCGCCAGCCACCACAGGCTTGCTGATGCCCGCCTCGGCGAGCACGCTGGCCGTGAGGGAGGAGGTCACCGCAGGCGGAACGAAAGACGGGTCAAGGCTTTTGGTTAGCATCTGAGCGGCCCACGCGGTGGGGCCGCCATCGGTATCATTGGCCTGAAGCCATGTTGGATTACCAGCCGCATCAGTGGACGATATCAGTACGCCGGGGGCTGTCGGCTTTTGTACGACCGAGTTTAACGAGTCGCTGACCGCTTGAACAAACTCGGCGCTTGGATAGGTCTTGCGCTCCTCAGCCACGCCTGCGATGTTCTGGTACAGGATCAGATATTCAGCGCTGCTGGGTGATGGAACGCTGAAATATTGCCCGAAAACAGTATTTATCAAACCGAGCGCTGTAGTGTCATAGATCCCGGAGGAAATCCTTGCCGCGTACTCATTTTCCCGAGCCAGCTGCGCCTCATCGAACGCCGCTTGCTTCGCGTTCTGGGTTGCAATAAACGTGTTGGCGCGGGATACCTGATCAGCCACAAACTCGGCCACCATTCCCTTCCACGACCTGAGCGCGACACCCAGGCGGTTCGGAACAGATACCGCGTCGGTGGTCATGAGGAGGTCAAAGTCCTCGGAGTTATCGCTCAAGTCCTTCGGGGATTTTGAGCCGGGTGCATTTCCGGTGTTGAAAGCCATGGGCGTTTTCTCTCATCAGCGCTGGTATTTAATTCCGGCGAACTGCCGGTGAAATTTCGTTATGTAAGGCTGTCGCGCCGACTGGTTATCCCGTGTACTTGGGCCACTTCTGGGTCATAGCCCTGTCGAAGATTTCCGGGTTGAGCACGTATTCGGGCGTATGCAGCCAGTCCTTGTCGATCAGAGGGCGCCTGAAGAGGCTGACGACTGCTTGGACTCGCCAGCGGCTGATGCCGACCAGCAGCGGGCCTTGGTACATGCCCTTGAACTTGCCTTCATAGGTGTCGAACCCAAGCGGGGTCTTGAGCGGGCAGTCGAATGGCAGAGTCCCTAGATTCAGGGTGTATTCGAACCAGGCCATGAACAGCTGGGCCTCGCCGTCGTCAAACTCCCAGGTGAGGGTCACGATGTCCGGCGTGTTTCTGAATCGAATACGATCAATCGATTGGCCGCTCTGCAGCTCCGTACTGACGGTGGGGCTTACCTGGTTGAATCCATAGTTATCATCGCGTAGCGGATACGGCAGACCTTCGGGGTAGGCAATCATGGCCTGTCCTTATGCGGGCGCCGGGGCGCTGTCGTAGGTGTAAACGCGGGCGTCATAGGGCATGCCCTTGAGTGCAACGTTTCCGTTTGATGGGTTCGAGCTGGTGACCAGGACCGGATAGGCCCACTTGCTCGACGGGCCGACCAGGAGCTGAGGCAGCTGCAAGGTCATGCTGGTGTCGGGCACGAAGTCCATATCGGGGATTTGCATGTGGTATTCGTCTATCGCAGTCACTAGGAAGGGACCCGAGAGAGAGCCATCGGCACGACTGATCCCGACTTTGTAGTTTTCTGGCACCGACCAATCGATAGGCTCCGTCGACTCCAGCAGGAAGCCACCGGAGACCGCCGTGACGCTGCGCAACTGCGCGCTTTGGCACAGGCCCGGCGTATCGCTGGCCACCGCACAGAAGCTCAGGTAACCGCTGTTCATGCCGGCTAGCTCGGTTTCCCAGCTATAGGTGTCTTGGCGGAACAGTTGGTGACCGCGGCGGCGCATGCCGAACTGGTAGGCGCGATTCCGATCACCAACACCGGGCAGCTTGACCTTCTCGACCTTCAGCCCTGCATCACCCGGCCAGCGGCAGGGCACGGTTTCCCAGGCCCATGTCAGGTTCGAGTAATACTCAACGTCGACCCCGTCGAAGTCGTTGATTGATGGCAGGGGCCCGTCGATCTTGAGGCCTTTGGTCATGTTCTGCGGTGAGTAGGTCTGCGTTTTAGGCCCGTAGGTGATATCGAATGCCGCCCTGGGCTCGTCGCGCACCAGACTGACCAAGCCGTTCTTGATGGTCAGCTCGGCAAAGCCACAAGCCAGCGCATTGTTCAGCCGGTCCTTGGCCGTACTGGTGTCGTCGATCACCTCGTCGTAATACTGGCCGGCGGCCTCGAATACCGTGTGCAGGCGATCCCATTCAGGCAGGTCGATATCGGCATCGGTGTAGCCGAGCGATTTCAGGACATGCAAGCACCAGGGCGCGATGCCACGCGTGGGTTGCGGTGCGGTCCAGGCGCCTCCGGTGTAGATCGGCAGAATCCGAGTGCCAATCAGATTGACCTGGCTTTCCGACTGGGCCGACAGGCGATCGCCGCCGCGGATCTGAAGCGCTACGACTGTCATGCCCGGGTAAGTGGCTGGGCGGATCTGGCGCAGGCTGCGCAGCCCGTACCAGCTGATATCGTCCTGCTTTTCCGAGTCGATGCGGCCGGGCTGGCTGACGAATCGTTTCTTGATCCGTGCTTCGGGGCGCATCGGGTAAGGCAGGGTCGCGCGATAGGTGAAGCCTTGCGCATCTCGCGTGCCGCCCCAGTGCTCCTTGTCTAGTACAGTCCATGCTCCGGCCGCATCCATATCGCGATACTCGAAGGTATGGAACGACCGTATCGCATAAATCTGCCCTTCCCGGCCGATACCGCACAGGCCGTTGCCGTGAAATACCGTCCATTCCAGCTCAGTGACAAGCTCGCCCTTTGGCGCGCAGCCGAATGGGCCTCGGTAGCCGCCCTGCATGTTCGACGGGTCCAGAGTGACCAGCCCGTTGACGGTCTCGTTCAAAATGAAACCCGGCCAGCCCGAATCGGTTGCGCCGGCCGAGGTCAGGCGCTCTACAATCATCAAGGTCGAGCTGAAGGCGGTGATTCGATAGCGCAAGCCGCGCGGGCCGATGGTGGCCAGCCCAGAACCAAGGGCCAGGCCGACAACGGGCTGCCCGCCATCGTAGTTCAGGGTCATTTGCGTCGGAACTTCAGGCGTCCCAGCGCTGGCCGGCGTGCCGGTGGTATTCGTTGGGCTGCTGCCGAGAATATCGGAGCCGCCAGACGCAACCATTGTCTCGCCGCCGAAGGTGCCGAACTGAGTGATCAGCAGGCGACCGGATGAGGCGCTGGCGATGAATGGCGCCGAGCCTTTTGCGGTGTTAAAGGCTGAAACCAGGCCGGCCAGGTCAGTGGTTGCCGTGGTCAGGTTGACCGCGTAAGGCGTGCTGCCAAGCGTCACGGTGACCGATAGCGGTGTGACATCGAAGTCGTAGCGCGACGGGATGCTCGAGCCGAGGATTGTCGAAGCAGTGCCCGAGGTCGGCGGCACGGCTGGCGCATACGGCGTAAAGCTGTTGACGACGTAGTTGCCGGCGTTGGCCCCTGCCACCTCTATCAGCATGCCTGGAGTCGGATTAAGCATTTCCAGCGGGCCTTGCACGATGTCACGGCCCGCGCCGCCATCCACAACCGTGTAGATGTAGGGCGACAACACGCGGATGATCAGGCCGCTTTCCCAGTCGACGGGGAAGGCTCCAGCGCCGGCCGGAATTCCAATATTTGCGCCGTTGAACTGATAGGCAGAGGCTGTCGCAGTCTGCGTCAGCGCAGTGGCCACGGTCATTTCCAAGCCGGCCGAGCCATTGGAACTGGCCCCGACTTCATCGACGCTATACCAGAGCATCGAGGCGGTATTGCCTGACAGGTCAGCGCCAGGCGGGTAGATATTGCAGATGGCGTCAGAGCCCAGCGAGATAATCGGGGTCTCGCCGATCTTGATGTCGCTGGTGGTGACTTGCACGTCACCGGCCGAGACGTAGAGCAGCATTTCGGTCCACTGCTCGCGCGGAGCTGCAAACCAAGGACGCGGCACAGACAGATACGCAGGGAACAGCTTCTGACGGCCAGCCAGGTTACGCACTGGGTCGCCGATCTTTACCTTGTTGCCCTTGGCGCTGGCCTCGTCGATCGGGTCGCCCTGGGCGGTGCCAGCCATCGAGGGAGCGCCCGGCATCTTCGGCATAAGCATTTTGCCGACGGCCTTCACCCCCTTGAACAGCAGGGCGGTGATGGTGAAGGGGTCGGTGCCCTTCGGCTCGTACCAGATCTGAACGTGATGAGAAGGCTTGAACTTGACCTTGTGCCACAGGTGAGCATCGATCATTTCGCCGTTGAGCGAGATACTGATCGGCTGGACCGGGCCGCGAGTGTACGTCACGCCCTCTTCTAGCTGGCCGATTATCCACTCTTCTAGCGTCATTCGACGATCAGTCGAGAACGTGGCCAGCGGCTGGCAGTCGGCCAGTTTATTCGGGAAGAACTGGATCATTTGTAGTACACCACTCGTTGATAGCACGACTCGAAGTCGCGCACGGGGCGAATTCGGGGGCCGCCCGGGTTGGTGTCGAACACCCTCAGCTGGCCGTCCAGATGCACGACCACGCCGACGTGCTCCAGGTACTCACCCTTGAAGGCTGCCGCAATGGCGCCTGGCTCGGGCTGGCACTCGCCCATGCCGGACTTGAGGTCGTGATAAGCGACGGTGTTCGCGCGCAGCTTGGCCCGACCCACACCGCCCAGCGAGGGCAGCAACGGCAGGCCGAACACTTCATGCCGCACAGCAATGACCAGCCCATAGCAGTCGTAGGCCAGGGGGCCGCGCGCCTCGTCCTCGTAGGGGGCTGACAGGTACTTGCCGATATCGATCATATGTAGAGCAGCCCAGGCGCGACACTCGGGGTCAGCTGCTCCCGCGGGAACGCCGTGCTGAGCAGATCGAACAGGCCGCACGTCAGCGTGGCCACGGTCGTTTCGTACTGGCGACTGAGCAGCGACATGCGATAACGCTCGGCCGGATAGGTTAGATCGCCTTCGAGGTAGCGCCGACAGGTCAGCGTCACCCGGGCGTTGGCAGCCTTGGCCTGCTCGATCTTGATTTGGACCGCCCCGGACACGTTGTCGAGGGCGAGAATGATGCTCTGAAAGCCGGAGTTGTCTTGGTTGGGCAACCCCTGCTCCAGGGCCATAGCGGTGAAGACGAGCACCCGAGCATCCTCAGTGCCGCAGACGCGATCCTCGTAGCCATCGCAGAGCAGGATCGGCGTAGGCCAGATCGAGCACGTTGCCTCGATGGTGTTGATCGGTAGCGCACCGCCCGAGGCGTAGCAGACGTTGATCGGGTTGCTCATCCTGCCTCCAGTGGTCCCTTGGTAGGGACCCTATAGTATCACTGTGCTATGTGCCTTGTGGCTTCAAACCGTACTTCTCTTGGTTTACCTGGTGCAGCTCTCTCTCGCCGCGAATGTTGGCCACGCAGATGTCGATCACGTCCTGCTCGCCGAGCTGGCTGCGATTGACCTGGCCGGCTCGACTGGCATCCTCGTGCAGATTGACTACCATCGGCCTCTCCTGTGCCGGAACGCCATTGCTGGCCGCCGTCGAAGAACTGCTGCCGCTTGACGCTGAGCGCCCGGCCGAGACGTTGCCATTGCGCAGAGCCTCAACCGATGCCACGCCGCCAAACTTGCGAATGTCTGATTGTGACCAGACGATCTCGCCCTTGTGGACGGTGCCCGCCGGATCGTTCACACCGCCTGCGCCGGTATAGCCGCCGCCGGAGAAACCAACTCCAGTAATTGCTGCCACGTTGGCAAGGCCGGCAGTGATCGCCGCGCCAGCGGCTGCGAAACCAAGCACCGGGCCGATGATTGGGATTGCCGCGAGCGCGGCATACGAGTCGGTTGCCGACTTATAGGTGCTGATCGTCGTCTGAGCGATTGCAGCAGCCTTGCCGATAGCACCAAGCCGACTGTTTCCCGACTGGCTCAGCGCGGCCATATTCCCGAAGAAGTCAGCGCTTGCACCCATGATCGCGCTGTTTTTCGCTTTCTCGATCTGCTCGCGCCCTGCCTGCGCCTGCTTGTCGATGTTGGCGACGCGCTCGGCATAGGTCTGCTCATTGATCGCCTTGAGGTCCAGGTAGGCTTTCTGCTTCTCAAGTTCGGCCATGCGCCACGCATCGACCTCGGCCTGCTGAGTATTCAGCCGGTCAATCTCGCTGTATGCGCCGCCCACGGCCGCATCAAGTCCGGTAGTGGTTGGCGCCTTACTGACGCCTTCGATTGTCCCTGGCTTCTGGGCTGAATTGAGGTTGATGTCGCGGATATTGATCAGCGTTTCCAGGCGCTTGGCGGCTTCGGTGTTGCCCTGGCGCTCGTATTCTGCCATTTGCGCCGCATCGTCCAGGCCAGACTTCAGCTGGTTCGCCTCGCGCAGCTGTCCGGTTAGAGTCAGCAGCTTTACCTGGTCATCGTTCGCCTGCTTGATGCCCTTCTGAATCTCGGCCTCGCGCTCAAGCCCGGCATTCTTCTTCAGCTGTGCAGTGATCAGATCCTGGCTGGCCAGCAAGGACTTCTGGTCAGCGGTGAGCGTTTGCTTGCCTTTGATGTTGGCAAGCTGCTGCTCCCACTTGATCAGCGCCTGGGCCTGGGTCCCGAGCTTCTCGGTGGCGATGCCTTGACCATTGATCGATGAGAGTTGCTGGGCGAGAACGGCGTTGGTCTGCCGCGCCGAATCCAGCATCTTCAGTCCGGCGTCTTCGGTGTAGGCCTTGTTAGCGGCTGCCTTGGGCTCCTTGAACTTGTCGCGAATAGCCTTTTCAGACGCATCGGCGTCGGCCTGGGTGATCGTGTATCCGGCTGCGCGAGCTGCGTTGATGCGCTGCTGATCTTCGAGCAGGGCCTTGTTCAGCCTCTGCTCGCGACTGCCGGCTGCTTCGACGCCCTTCTGAAAGTCCTCGTAAGCCTTCTGCCCGTCGCGCTGAATCCTGGCCCTATCACCTTCGGCCTTGCCTTGATCAGCAAGCAGCAGCTTCTGCTTCTCCAGCAGGTTAAGCCGATCCTGTAGGAACTTGGTCGAATCGCTGCCTTCGCCGAGCGTATCGGGGAACATTCTCGCCGCGAAGCTGGTCTTGCGATCCTCAAGCAGTTGCTTGGTATTGGCGATCTGCTCATCGAGCGACTGCTGACGGCCGACACCGAGCATGGCATCCCAGCCACTCTTTGCCGCGCCAGTGACCGAATTCCAAGCCGTTTCGATGGTGCCAAGGCTCTCCTTGATGGTCTTGGTTCGCTCCTCCAGAGCCTTCGCGTAGGCTGCCTGGGCAATTGCCGCGGCCTGCTCCTTCTCGCCCATTTCTTGAGCTGCGCGCACCTGCTCGTAAACCGATGCGGTCAGGAAGTTGTATTTGTCGTTGAGCGTGGCCAGCGTCTTTACTGGATCTTCCGCCAGGGCAGCGAACTCGGCGACAGTGGACGACACCGCCTTGCCGGTCGCGCTCTCGAAGCCAATGGCGGCTGCGGCGATCTGTTCAAAGCTGGAGCTGGCGATCTTGCCGTTCGATGCCAGTAATGCCAGCGTCTCGGCCGCCTTCCCGGTTGTGCCGACGGTCGCGCTGATGGTAGTTGCCATGCCGGCCATGGCCAGCGCCGACGTGCCAGAGGCGTTGCCGGTGGTGATGATCGCCTGTCGGAAGGCGTCCGCCTCTTGAGAGCCCTGATAGTAGGCCAGGCCCAGCGTGCCGACTGCCGCGGCAGCCACGGTGAACGGGTTGATCAGGCCGAGGACGTAGCCACCCATCGCCTTGGCCGCCGGCCCAGCGCCGCCGAACATATCCTTGAGCTGACCGCCCTGCTGCAGGAACACGGTCAGCGGATTCTGGCCGCCCTGGAGCGACGTGGCGATGTCAGTGAATTGAGCCGGAACGCCGCGCAGAGCTGCTGCCGTCTGCTTGGCGGTGTTGCCGGTGCGGGTCAGTGAGTCATCGAAGCTGGTCAGGCCCTTGCGGGTCTGGTTGATCTTCGCCTGGTATTCGTCATAGGTAGCAGTGTCGAGCTTTCCTGACTTGCGATGCCTGGCCAGGTCCTGCTCTTGCTTGTCCAGTTCGCCCAAGCGGCGCACCACCGGGTCAATCTGCCCCAGCAGACGCTCAAGCTCGTCGGCCTCATCCTCAATGGACTTGGTGGCCTTCTCGGCGCCCTTGCCCATCTTCTCCATGCCTGCGCCGGCTTTGTTCAGTGCCGGCTGGATGCTCAGGCCCGCGTCTTCCAGCGCCTCAAGCGCCTTGCGCGTGTCCGCCGCCTTTACTTCGGCGTCTCGGCTGTCCAGCTCAATGACGAGGCGGGATGTTTGGGCCATTGCCTTTCTCCAGGTATTAAAAAACCCGCCGGAGCGGGTCTTGTGTATCGGATTCGATTAGATGCCAGCCGTGATCTGCTCCATGAGCATTTCCTCCAGGCCGCCGCGGGACACGCACGTCAGATCCATGTTTTGCGACACCTCGCCCGGCCGGTAGTCGCCGGCAATGGTCGCCTTAACCACGTAGCGACCCTGATAGGCGATAACGCCCATCGTCACTTTGGTGGCGGTGCGATTGTCGAGCAGGTAGTCGAGGCCCAGGGTCTTGCCGCAATCGGCGTCCCTCGGGGTCAGTCTGACTTGCTTGGGCGCGGTAGAGATAACGCCGGCAGCATCGTCGAAGCTAGTGATCTGATAGCCATCGGCAACCAATGCCCGCTTGGCAGACAGCAGGATCTGCTCTTTGCTGGCCTTCGTGCTGCTGACGGCGCCAGCGCTTTGAATGGTCGGCGCTTGGTAGGTGGCTGCGCAGCCACTGATAAATACTGCCGCGGCAATCGCGATCCCGATACGCATAGGTTTCTCCCTGGATGATGCCGTCATTTTAGCATCACCCGGGGCGCGCCTCAGTCGTCTTTCTCTGCCAGGCAAAGCGCATCGAGGGTATAGACCACCTCGTCTATCTCGCTGCGAGGCATGGCCGGAGGGTGCGCCTCCAACCAATCCGATATTTCCCGGGCCGACAGCGGCAGTGGGAAAACGCCAGACATCGACGAGATGAACCGGCGGCCGCGAGTGATGTTTCGGAACGTGTTCAGCAGATAGTTGGTCATCGGGTCCGTTTCCGGCTCATCCGGGACCGCCATGCGGAGCCGCTGGTAGATCAGCCGTCGCTTTTCGGTGTCGCCGGCCCACTCTCTTTCCCACTCGAAGCGGGCAACGACTTTCCCACGGTGTCAGCCAAGGCCTTTTGCGCCTCGACTGCCGACGCCGAAGCCTCGCGCAGGACGAACAGGAAGAATTCGAGGTTGGCATCGAGCATCTGCTCGGCAGCCCCGGCGCTGTACGCCAGCGGGTTACCGTCCGCATCCTGCACGCCGGCCCAGTCTTTGACGATGAACTGGCCCAGCAGTCGGCACTGGGTCTGGTGCTCGGTCGTCTCGCCGTCGATCACGCCCACGACGCCTGTTCCGAACTGGGCGTCAGCATTGCGCAGCTTGCGGCGTTCGCGCTCAAGGGCGACCGCGTATTCGGGGTTATCAATTCGTGCCAGCAACACTTTGGTGTCGTCGTCATAGGCGACCCACTTGGTTTCCGAGGTGTTCTGGTCTTTCTTGGTCAGTCGCAAAGCCATGGTTATTCCTCACGCCACGCCGAAAAAGGACCGCCCCGGCTGGCGTTGGTGCCGGGGCAGTCAAGGGGTGAATCGGTGTTACGAAACGGTGATGGTCGACGTGCTGAGCTTCGTGCCGTCGTACTTGCTGGTCGCGGTAATGGTCGCCGAGCCGGATGCCACGCCAGTGACCAGGCCGGTCGAGCTGACAGTCGCCTTGCTCGGTGCGCTGCTGGTCCAGTTGACGCCTTGCGGTGCGCCAGCCGGTGCCACGGTCGCGGCCAGCTGCTGAGTGCCAGCGACGGCGATGGTTGCAGTGCCTGGGGCCACGGTGACGCTGGTCGGTGCCACGTATGGCGCGCGGGTGATGGTCGGCGCCTGCTTGGCCACGGTGTAATTCAGCGTCACCTCGATCAGGTCGCGCTTGCCGCCGCTCGGCAGCTCACCGTCGACTTCCACCGCCGGGAAATTGAAGGTGTACTTGTTGCCGACGCTGTCGGTGATCGGGAACTCGACCGCAACCGTTTTCCGGGTGAAGGTGTTTTTCCAGATGCTCCAGGCCGTTGCCGACCAGGCCAGCGTGATGGTGCCGGTGATGGCCGCCTCGGTGGCGATCTGCGCGCCAGGGCCCATCTTGTCGGTGCCGATGCAGCGCTGAGCCTGCAGGCCGTTGTCCAGGCTGATGGTCATGGCCGAGACACAGGCCTGACCTTCCAGCGATACGCCATCGACAAGGAGCGTACCCACGTTGCCATTCGACAGAAATGGGGTTGTGGTCGGGGCCGCTGGAGCGAGAACGATCGGCGCGTCGCTGTCGGTGTAGTCCAGACAGGCAGTGCCGAAGGTGACAGTGATCTTGCCGTCGCTCGGGATGTCCAGGGCGAACGTCGGGATGTGCACGCCCTTGAATAGGGAGTAAACGCCCACGTCCATGTAGTTCTTGGCGATGCTGAAGGTGTGGCGCACGTCGCCTACGGTCAGCACGTTGCTGGCCCAGGCGCCATAAAACGCAGCCTCCAGCAGCTTGTCGAAGCTGCCATAGGACAGCTCGGCGGTCAGGTCGCCGCCGATGTCGGTACTGGTCACGACCGAGCCCTGGCTGATGCGCGAGTCGGTGATCTCGTCGCTGGTCGCCGTGTTGACGGTCGGAGTCATGGCATTGCCGGTCAGCCTTAGCGTGTCCCAGGTGCCGGAGCCGGGAGTAACGCCGGGCGTCACCTCGGGGATGATGTAACTTGTGACTTTGGCGCCGCTCGACATAGTGAGTCTCCAGATTGCGGACATAAAAAAGCCCGCGCGCGGCGGGCTGTAGTTGGTGCGTTGCGCTGGATCAGCCGGCGCGGAAGCGGATATTCACGTTGACCTGATAGAAGCCCTCGAACTCGCCGGCCGGGATCTGGCTCGCCTCCAGGCACTCGAGGTCGCCCGATTGCCAGTAGGCAAAGTGTGCTTCGAGCTGATCCGACAGGACGTTGAGCGCCTTCATGCCAGTGCCTGCCCGGGCGAAGCATTGGATGCTGATCTGGCCAGGCTTGCGGGTGTACGGCTTGTCAGCCATGCCAGCCATGAAAGCCGTTGCGTGCTGGATGTTCAGGCGGCACCAGAGGCCGTCGGCTGGCGGCGTGTAGGTCTGCGTGTTCGGGTAGCCGATGTTCGACTGCGGCAGGCCCGTGAAGGCGACCATGCGCGCCGTGATCAGCTTGCGGATGTCTTCGTATGTCACTTGTAGACCTCGCTCACGCCGATGAATGACAGGCCGTAAATACCGGTAGGCGCTTGGCTTGAGTGGCCGTTTTCGAGGCGTTCAGCATATGGCAGGTTGTTCTGTATGAAGACCTGGGTGTACGGCTTCAAGCCGGACAAGACTGTCATCCCGCGACTGATCGTTTCGTTACCGCTCGGATCAACATCAACCGAAGTCGCATAGACCGGCGATCCAATGCTGACGATGTTATTTCCGCGGAATCGCCCGGTATCAACCGGTGATTTCTGGATGATCTCGCCGAGCAGTGCCAAGGCGATAGTTCTGACCTGCTTGCTTACTTCCTCGTCGATCTGCTCCGCGAAGGCGCTCGGCGGAAAGCTCCAGCCCTTGCCCATTACGGCGCCCTCAGTTGTATCTGGTAGGTAGCTGACGCCGGATCAACCTGAACGCCCTTGACCAGGTAGCTGACGCTCTTGGTCCGGTCGGCAAGATCTGGCGCCGTTATCGTGTGGCCCTCGGCTGGCCGATCGGTTAGCTCATTGGTCAGCGCAATCAGCTTCAGGTCACCCGACAGGATGTTGACGTTGTCGATGCGCTTGGTTTCGTACTCAGCCATCACGCCGCGACCGGTGTAGGTCACGGTGACGGCCGTTGTCGTTTCCTCGATCGGGTCATAGACGCCCGGCCCCTGATACGAGCCAGTGAACGCCGACACGGCATCGGCCAGCCTCCCGTCGAAGGCCTTGGCCAGTTTGGTCTGAAGCTTGTCCTGTAGGCCCATGCTCAGCCCCTCACCATCGGAATGGAATTGGTGCCGGTGGTCCAGGGATAGATCAGCGCCAGGGCGAAGTTTTCACCGGAAGACAGCGAGACAGAGCCCTGAACGTAGGTTTCGCTGACGGACGTGCCAGAGGTGGCCGATACCGTCTCGCTTACCGTCTCGCGGTCGGTGGACTTGTACAGGCCACCCGTAGAGGCGATCTTTGCAACTTGGGCGCCGGCCTGCTTGATCTCGGCCGGTACTTCGGCGGGGACAGGACGCTTTATCTTGCTGGTCAGCCAGGCATTGGCCTGCATCACAGACAGGACCGGATCACCGGCACCCGCCCAGCCCGACCCCAGCAATGTGTCAACGTCTGCAACAGTGATGAAGTCGGTCATGGGTTATTCCTTGACGATACCGGGCTTGCCGGACTTGATCGGCTCGGGGTGCTTGTAGTCATCCGGCGCGAACTTGGCGTCGATGATCTTGTAGCCCTTCTGGCGCAGTTCAGCCTTGCGCTCAGCGGTGACCGGATGCTTCTCGTAAACGACTTTCTCGTCCATGGTGGACTCCTGGAAGGTGGGTTAGGCGACCCGAAGGCCGCCGTCTCGATTTCGATTACTTGGTAGCGTCACCGATGGTGATAACGCCAGCCGAGGCCTTGATGCTGTTCGCAACCAGATCCCAGTTGGTGCCAGTGGCCAGCTCG